GTCGGTGTTGAGGCCCCGCAACATCAGGCCCTTGGAGTCTTCGTCCGCGCCGAACGGGACGAACACCTTGGGTTCGACGTATGCTTCGAGCCCCACTGCTTTGTCGTTCATGTTGTTCCCCTGGATAGCAAAAGGGCCGCCCTTGCGGACGGCCCTCGAAGGCTAGACCGATTCGCGGGCGCTTACGCGGCCCGGCCGTCGATGTACAGACGCTCGGTGTCGTCGTCGCGCTTGAGGATTTCGAGCGTGAAGCCGAGCGACTGCCAGTCGTCGCCCTTGAGCGCGAAGTCGCCGTCCGGGCTGATCTCGACGTAGGGGATGTAGTAGTCCCGGTTCTTGCCCTTGGGGTTGGCGGAGATGAACCTCATGGCCCCGGCGATGGCCTTGGACTGCGACACGATCTGCTCGCGGGTGTGCGCCACCTGATCGTAGGTGAACACGACGTCGTCGCCTTCGTCGATGTCCGTGGCGTCGGCCAGGATGTGGATGCGGCCGAGGGCTTCGTCCACTTCCCAATTGCCGGCGGAGGCGACGGGGGTGACGCCGATGGCAGCGGTCACGCCGGACACGTCGCGGGCGCCCGAGGGGGCGCCGGTCGAAGTGCCGAGCTGGTAGTAGGCGTCCAGTTCGACACTGTTGAAGGTCGAGGTCAGGTCGGTCGCCGAGGTCACGGTCACGGTGGAGACCTCGCCCAGGAAGAACAGCGCGAGGTTGGCGGCCGAGATGTTGTCGCAGGCGAAGTTGCCGGTGCTGTCCGTCTGGAGCGTCACCGAGTCGTCCTTCACCTTCACGCCTTCTTCGGACGAGAAGTGGTCCAGCTTGTCCGAGGACAGCGAGAAGTTCAGCTCGGTCGTGTTGCCGAAATACTTCTCCACGCCAGTCGGGGTCTTGGTCCCGTCCGCGAAGCGGTCGAAGTACAGCTTGCCCCGACCGAGGGTATAGTTCTGAGTGTCGCTCATCTGATCTCTCCTGCGGTCAGGCCGCGTAAGGGTTACGAAGGTCTGTCACGATCCCGACCGTCACCGGCACGTAGAAAAAGGCGTAGGGCGAGATTTGCGGGTCCGAAGGTCGCACGATTCCCTCGCCAATGGCGAGTGAGTCGAAGTTGCCGTCAAGAAGCTTGGCGACGTCCGGATACATGGGGTCTCCCGTGGCCTCGTTAACCTCGGCGATCATGAACATCCGAGACTGGACGACTGCCATCAGGTTGTAGAGTTGGTCTGAGGGACCGTTGGACTTCTTGTCCTCGGGCATGGTCCCCTGCACGAGCAGAACCCACGAGGACTTGCGCGTGCTCTTGGAGCCAACCGCCACGGGCTCAATCGGCTTGGGGGACTCGACGATAGACAGGATCGCCGAAGTAACTTCGTCCTGCGCGAACGTGACCCGGCCACGGTAGACGTGCTCGCGCAGGTCGAAGGCGTATGCGTCCTCGGTCGCCGGTTCGGTCTGCGTGGGGTTGATCCCCTCCAGGTGCGCGGTCAGCCTTTTCATGAAGGCGAGCTTTTGGCAGTCTGGCATATCAATCCCCAAAGCTGAGACGGTTGAACTGGCGGAGGTATTCATCCTCCACGGCTTGCAGGATCACGGGCGTCTTCTCGTCAGCGACGTCCCGCATCACCTGATCGACGGACGGCCCGTACAGCAGGTAGAGGCCGCCGCCGAATGGGACCATCTTCCGCTTGTCGGCGATCTTCTCGCCGGGCTTCAGCCTCACGGCGATGCCGACGTTGAAGTTCTCGTCAGTTAGCGCCTTGCCCGCCCGCAGGCGGATCAGGAAGGCCCTCTTGAGCTGCTGGGGCCGGCCGGGGGCGACCTGGACGGTCACAGGCCTCGTGCGGGCTCCCTTGCCGCCGGGGAACTGCCCTGGCGCGAACCGGGCAAGGCTCGTGGGGCGCTGGCGCGCGGCGAGCACCACTTCCAGGTGCGCGGCATAGGCCTTGCGCTTCACGACGATGCGGGGCTTCACGTAGTCGTCGGGCAGGTTGACCTCCTGCTCGATCCCCTGGCGGAGAACCTTCATGGCGTCGCGTTCGGCCACGGTGTTGAGCGCCAGGGCTGCGGCGCGCGCGCTGATCTGCGGCGCGACCCGCATGGCCTGCTGGAAGTTCTTCAGCTCGACGTCGGCGGTGATCTCGCCCCAGGCCATGTCAGGGCTCGCGCGTTACGGCCCAATAGACATTCTCCGGGCCATCGCCCGGCAGCTTCAAGTCCAGCTCGAAGGCGGCGTCATAGCCGTCCGGCATCGTGACGACTCCGCCACGCTTGAGGACCAACGGGACCTCCCGGCCCTCCAGGTCGGTCTTCGAGAAAATCAGCTTGTCCACGCTGACCATGATCTGCGGCCAGCCCTCGTGCGCGATCTCGCCGGTCGGCACGGCAGCTTGGTTCGCCCAGCGGACCGTCACGTCCACGGGCTCGGCTCCGTCCTCCGGGCCGAGGTAAGACGCGGTGACGCTCGCCAGACCGTGAATGGTCTGGCGAGCTTGCCGCTTCGCTTCTGCGAGGTCGAACGCCATTACAGGTCGTCGTCGTCCTTGGAGGGAGCCGGCTTGCCCTTGGCCGGCTTCTTGCCGTCCTCGGAAGCAGCTTCGGCCGGGGCCTCGCCCTCGTTGACCGCGTCGCGGATCGCGCCGGGGTTCAGCCGTTCGATGTCGGCGACCTCGGCCGCCGAGAACAGGAAGGGCTTGCCCTTCGTCGGCCGCACGGTCTTGCCGTCCCGCAGGACGTGGATCGAGCCCGACACGGCGATCTTGGAGACGTTGAACTTCACTTCGGTATCGGACATTTGGTCCTCCTCTTTCCAGTTGGAGCGAAAACGGCCGGGCTCCTGTCCGAGAGCCCGGCCGCGTAGGCGCTAGTCGATGGGCCTGCCGCCGATTAGAGCGGCTGGATCACCGCCGAGGCGTCGGGCTGCGTCGGGATCATCAGCGGCGCCGACTGCGTCATGATGTAGGTGACGCTCGGGTCGTCGTTGTCCCACATCTTCGGGAACATGGGGGTGGCGACCAGGGACGAACGGTCCTTGATGGCGCCGAAGGCCCGCACGCCCTGGATGCCCGGCGAGGTCGCGACGACGTAGCCCGAGTTCAGGAAGTCGGCCTCGGTGCCGGCGTTGTCGGTCTCGTAGGTGTCGCTGTAGGTGAACAGCTCCAGCGTGCCGGTCCCCTGGCCCGAGAGGTAGCCGCGGTACTCGTAGGGCTGGCCCTCGCCGAGGTTGACGTTGAAGTTCGAGTCGGACCCGCGCTTCTGATTGGACAGCAGGTCGAGCACCGCCGGGTTCTCGGTGAAGGCCGCCCAGGCGTCCAGGCCGAAGGTCAGCCGGGTCACGGCGGACTTGGCGGCCTTCTGCACCTGACGGCGCACCGCCTCGATCACGCCCAGGCGGTCCACGCCCGTACCGGCCGACCACAGCGCGCCACCCGACAGGGTGAAGGTGTTGTCGGTATCGCGGCCGAAGTCCACGTTGGTCGTCGGGTAGTCATCGCCCGAGACGGTCACGGAGCCGTCGATGACGGCGCGCGCGCCCATCCACTCCCAGCGCCGGGTGATCTCCTCCTTCTGGAGGCGCAGGCGGTCCGCCACGGCGGCGTTCCAGCGCTGCTCGGGGGTCAGCGAGCCCATCAGTTGCTCGCCGGCCATGCGCTGGAGCACGCGGCTCGGATCGACTTCGTCCTTCGGCTTGACGTAGGCCGGGGTGAAGCTCTTGGCCGTGTAGCCGTTTCGCTTTTGCACCTTGCCCTGGTGCGTCGGAGCCACGAAGGGCGCCAGCTTCCGGGTGGTCACGACCTTGTCGAAGGAGATGGACTCCGTGTCGAAGGTCATTTGCTGCGGGAAGCAGAGGTTCAGCCAATAGGTGTCCAGGGGCCGTTGGACCCTGAGCACGCCCATCAGCGTCATCGTGTTGTAATGTTGCAGAGACATGGTCAGGGTCCTCGTTCTTCGATGATTGCGGCTTAGCCGAGCGCGGCGACGCGGAACGGCGCGCCGAACTTGGCCAGGGCCACTTGGCGGGCCAGGGTGGTCGCCGACACGAGGTCGGAGGGCCACACCAGGATCGCGTCGTTGAACACGCCGCCAAC